ATCAGACATTTAAGGCTCCTATTATGAATCGTCAGAAGACCCGGCAATTCCTATGAATTTGCAAACAATAACCGTATCACTACCGGGATCACCAGAGACCACTAGCTCAACTTCATCGGCAGTAGCGGTAGCGACTGTAGTAGAACCTCCGGACATACCTAAAACACCGTTACAAGGAAAAAATCCTTTAAATCCGGTACTATTTAAGGCAACTGTAATGCCATCAACAAAACCATCCGTGTCTGCGTCGGTACCTATGTCAACAAGATTTACGGCATTTCCCGAAGCTGTAGTAACGGCAATTACCACACCCATAGGAATGAAATTAGACGGTATCCCAATAGCTGCTTCTTTACCCGTGGTCGCACCATTAGCCACCGTAATTGTTGCGGTGTATTCTGAAAAAGTCATTGAGTTAGTTACAGCACCGGTAGTGCTGCTTTTAACAATGGTAGAAAAACCATTTTCGGACCGAACCGGTCCACTAAACGTTGTATTAGCCATTTTTTTCTCCTGTCTTGGCAAGTGTCAGTCGCACCATTGCAACTGTCAGGTTAGGTATAGCATACAAAAAATTAAACAAAAAAGAAAGGGATAGTTTTACCTATCCCTTCCATATCTTACAAAACAAGATTTATTCTTATTTTACAAGAGGTTATGCACCCGGTGTACCGAATACACAACGCCAATCAGAAACACCAAAGCTGTAACGCTCTCGTGCTTTGAATCGCATGTTACCGGTATCAAAGTCCCCTTCCATTGCCGTTTTAATAGGCGAACGGTTGAAGTATTTGAAGCCGTTAGGTGCATCCGTCTTAATGAAGAAAGCATCGGTGTCCGTTAGGAAGTGGTTTACTACCGCTCCTTCAGGAAGCATTCCCATGCTCTTTGTTGCATTAAGATCGTTGTCCGCTGATCCGGGACGTAGGTTGGAGTTAATAACCCGTTCTGCAATGAATTGCAGTTCTTTAGGGATAATTAACTTTGTACCACGAACCGCAATCTTTAGACCACGTTCATCGGTAAGCCCTGCAATGTCAATAAGCATCTGCTCAAGCGAAGTTTCGTTGAGGTCTGCTGCTACTGACAACAAGTTACGCTGGTTCCCAGAAAGGCTTGGGTGAGCGGCGGAGCAAAGTGCTGCACCATCACCTACAGGGTTGGCTGTATTGAACGCATTGTTCAAGATAGAAGCCGCCTTGATTTGCTTTGTCTGGGCCATTGAACGTGCAAGAGCCTTTGTGTAACGCGAAGCAAGTCGATCATAAAGGTTGTCTTCGACAGCCTCTTCTGTAATCGAGAAAGCAAGCGCGATTGTGTCGTGTGTGTAACGAGCCGTGAATGTTTCCTGTGCATCGTCAAAACTAATGGCATTGCCTTCGTTTTTAACAGGTGCTGTAGAGAAACCGGCAAGCATTACTTCTTCTTCGAAAGCTCTGTCAGAAGACTCTTCTTCAAAGATTTCAGCATGCTCATTTTCGTAACGGTTGTATTCGAGCCCGAACAAGGCATTAAGGCCGGGTTCTAGCTCTTTCGCCAGTTGTGCGCGAGAAATAGCCATTATCTAACCCTCCTTAAATGCCGGTAGAATCCGCAGTGGTTTGTGAATCAAACCTACGGGTTCCGGCGTTAAAATGTGCGTTTAATCTAACTATAAAAGGAATACCAGCAGCGGTATAATCGCTGTTAGCCTCATCATCCATAATACCGACAACCCTAAGTGGCAGTGTCGCAGTACCTGCAATAGTAGAAACGCCTAAAGCACTATTGGAATTACCGGTATCGGTGCTTCCAGTTCGTGCAGAGGTACCCAGTGACGCATTTGCAAACACGGCAGCTAGTGCAGTTGCACGATCTGTCAATGAAGCATCTGAAGCCACTTTAAATAGCTGGTTTGGGTTATCTGCTACGAAGGCTTTAACTGGATAGTTAGTGTCTACGCTGACAGAGTTTGAACCAGGCCAGTAGTTAATCCATACAGGTTTTTTCTGTACAGAATCATGGTACTGAACGCCCATTAGGACACCCAATGCTTGCGTGGTTCCACCATTTGTGGCACCAGCTTGATCAATAACACCCGCTGCTAGAGGAACGCAGATGGAGTACTGAAAAATAGCATTAGTGTTGTTAGAAGCAATCTCATACTCAGTTACACCTGTTGAGTTTGCACCACTTCCAACTAGCCCAATAGGACGAAGACCATAGGCTGTTGTTGCATTTGCCATGATATTTTTCTCCTAAAAGAGCAGCCCTACTTATTTTTTCGGACCACCAAAAGTTACACGAGATTGACGATCAGGTTTATTGATCGTCATAGTCGAATGTGAGTTCTCGCGCATCATGTCATGGTCTACCGCATCAATCTGATCTTGACTTCGTCTTCTGAAGTGTTCAGTTCTTTCTGCTACGGTTTCCAATGGCATTCGTGCAAGAATTAAACCACCCTGCCCAAAAACACCTGAATATTTACCTGATTCAACTACGGGACCTTCAAAATCAGGATATTCGTCTTTACGGACCAATTCCCAACCTTCCCTTAATTTCGAACTGACGTTTTTTTGATCATCAAATCCTCGCGTTTCCGCTCGAATCCAACGATGCGTATAACCGTCCGGTGCAGGCGGTGCATCTAATACAGAGGGGGGAGCCCAAGGTTTACGCACGGCTTGTTTCTCCCTAGTTTTATTAGCGCGAGGGGCTCTGTCGATCTTAGTTTGTTCTGTCATCTCTATTACTCCTTCACGTATTTCGCGTATTCTTCAAGTGGCACACCCAATTTTTTCGCTATTGCGACTTGGCTCGGGGTGAGACGAACCTTTCTCCCACTGCGCCCAGTTGTTGCGGTTCTTGAGGCAGAAGCAACCGTCTGAGCGGGACGTTTGTTCGAGCCTTTCAACTTATGAGGGAATTCCTCCATCATCCGTCGATCAAGTTCAGTATAGTACTCATCACTTTGCGGGTCAAACTTTTCATCTTCTATCAATTTCTTATGTATGCCAAAAACAGCATACGTCATAGCTTGATCATCCCCAAACCATTTATTTTTAAGGGCCCAATCCTCTGCTTTAGGATCCGGCCTTTTAGCCGGAGGGGCTTGTGTAACGGCTTGCGTAGCCTGTTGAACCTTAGCTTGTTCCGCATATTGAGCTTGTTGTGCCTTAGCTTGCTCGGCTCTATCTGCTTGAATAGCCAGCGTTGTTATTTTTCGCTGTGCTTCTACCGCCGATTTAGTGTCACCTAGCTCCATAGCCCGGGAAAGCTCCGCTTCTGCTTGATCCATTTGAGCGCCCACACGGGTACTAAACTCAGACACATAGTTATTGTCTAAGTTACTCATCCGCTCTTTAATCTGGGAAGATTCGGTCTGAACCTGACGAGCATAGTTAATTGCTTCTTGCTCTCTTCGTTCAGCTTCTCGCATCTTTTTAGTTAATCGATCTATGCGCTTCTGAGTGGCGGATTCAGCTTTTTTAAACTGATCCTCCCCCGAATCTTCATTGTCCGCCCGAAGGTCTACCTCTTTAGAGGTGTCTTCTCCTTCTAAGACCTCTACTTCAGTATCGGGTTCTACTTCGTAATTAGCTTCTGTTTCGGCCATTATTTATTCCTTATAAGTGATGAATGTCTTCAGGATCTAGAATAGAAGCTAGAATCTCATCATCATTAAGAATTCTGACTTCTCCTCCGTCTATTTGAAATCGAGACCCAGCGTAACGAGCAAACATCACCCACTGTTTCTCTTGGCACCAAGGCCCAGACGGAAACTTTTCTGTATCTTTGTAAGCTAAAGGACCTAGTTTCAAAACGTACCCTACTTGAGTAGATACTTGTTTTTTGTCTTGAACTTCATCCGGCAGGAAAATACCGCTGTCCGTTTTAGCTTTGCCCTTGTAAGGAAGAATTAATACCCGCCAACCAGTAGGTTGAGGTAATCTCTCCAATAAAGAAGCGCTTATTAATTCAGGGTTTAGGCTGGGCTTATCTACATACGCTTCAGCCAAGTTAGGTTTTTCTTCTTTTACTTTTTTAGTCATCAGATTGCTCCTGTTTTTCTAGCAGGCCCTTGAGTTCCTGTTCAACGTGATTTAAGGAATCTATGTTTCCCATAAGTTCACGATATTGTTCCATTGATTTGACGTTCCCATATTGCAGTAAATCTATGATTGCGGCCCGTCTATCACGAATAATCCTAAAAACAGCTTCCGCTACATATATCTCATCCATCTCTCCTCGCATATAGTCTAATAAAATCGTAGATTATCTTATCATATCCTATACAAGAAAAGCTAGTTTTTATGCAAGTTCAAAATGAGGGGCATCTATAAAGGGTCGTCTACCCTGTGATCTTCTTAAATCAATGTATTCATTCATTAAAGATTCTGCCGAACCTTCCGAATCAGTTAAGTTCTTATGCCACGCTGCTCCCCATCGAAGTGTGACCTGAAGCTCTTTAGCAGCTTGCCGCATAGCATCCGCAACATCATCGTATACTTTTAATTCCCAGCTAACTCTAGGACCTATATACGCTACTAAATCAACCGCGTTTCCTTCGAGATGTTTGCTTTTAAGCGTTTGACTAGCCCCTTTTTCAACTAATTCTTTTTGTCGGCTTAAAGTTCTAAGACCTTCTGAAACGCCAAAATCAATGGCGGTTAGGTCTATGGCTCTTTTTACAACGCTAACCAGTTCTGTGTCTACACCCTCTAAACGACGAAGACTTCTGCTAGACAATTTAAAAGTCATCGCCCTTGACCCCTGTATTTTTTAAAACTAATCTTAGCCTGTTTACTTCGAGGCCTTGAATTAATGGAACTGCCTATAGATGTTTTCTTTTTAATTCTGTTTAAAGGAGCAATATCTAATTTAAGTTTTGCCATTACTTAGCCACATGTTTATATTTTTCAAAACTACGAAGTCCACCTAGTCCTAACATACCCATCAACACGGTCATTAACTGCCCCATGTCGAACTCAGGTAAAGCAGGTATCTCCATACCGTAGGCAGCAACGACAAAAATAGCCAGAGGCTGAATGACAAAATGATAAGCAAAGGCAGTGCCGCACACCCAACCCACAAAAGGTCTCCAGCCGCCTTTCCAGACAGATCCACTAGCTGCTTCCGCTTTATTGACTTCAACTTGTGCAAGGGCAAGTTCTTGTGCATGCCTGTCCGCCATCGTTGAAATCTCATGTGCTAACGCTGCTTTCTGATCTTTATCTTCAACAAACTTGTCTAAAAGCCCTGTTACCGGGCCAATGAGTGCATTAAGTAAGGCCATTTACCCCCCATATCAGTCACATTTACAAATATTAATTCCGAACTTAGAAAGAATCCAAATAACAAATTGTTTGACCTTGGAATAACACCAAATAATTAATTCTTGAACAACTTCTACCGACCAAATTAAAAGGTCTAAAAATTTTTGTACGACTCTTTCTAACATGTTGAAAGACATAAGAATCTCCTTAAAAGCTAACAACCGTTAAATTTTGTACCTTTGATCGCGGCTCCCGCTCCACGCATAGTCATACGCTTTACAGTGTCCCCGGCCATCGGAGGCTCCGCAGTTTTTCCATAAGGCACACGACCTTGATCTTTAATGTCTGCATACTCTACGGCTTTAGGTGAATTTTTTGGGGCCGAGCCCATGTATTTTACTTTTGATTTCATGCTGGTCTCCTAAAAGGATTAACATAAGATCTGTTTCCAGACCGCTCTCTTTCCATCCGGGCATCTACAAAAGCTTGATACGGGCTAATAAGTGGTTGTGGATTAGAAAGTCTGTTTAAATAACTACCGTATGCCGTTTCATACTCCGGGCTACTCAAAAATTGTTGCGCAAGGATATTTTGAACGGGGGCTTCTGTAACGGGTTCCTGAGCCACCGGTTCAACGTTTGGTGTGGGAGTAGATAGATTAAGTCTTTCTCGTATAGCAGGATCAGCCAACAAAGACATTAAACCGCCGCTGTTAAAACCACCCCCTTGTACAACAGCAGGAGCTCCTCCCGGAGTTGCAACAGCTATTCCAGCGCCCTGCATAGGACCTACCTTCCTAACTTGAGGTTGAACCATAGGAGACATTCCTCCTCCAGGGGACGAATCCGGAGTGTCTACTTTTTTAAATTGCCCACTTGCTACCATTTCGGGGATCATTGACATGAGTGCTGAACTAAACATATTTATTTTCCTCTTTCCTCTAACAATTTAACCCGAACTTTCAGGTCATGTATATGATAAAGTATTTCTTCTTTCAGTTCTTGCCTCGCAAAGGCATTTCCGGGGCTTGGAACAATGACTCCTTGAGGGCTAATCAATTGCATTTGATTCGCTCGAATTAACTGAATGTCTGATGTGATCTCGCCAATGCTAGAAATAACCCACCACATAGCTGCTAGTAAAACAGGGACTAAACTGGCCAGCGCTTTGGATAAGTCAAAGTTTTTCATTTCATTTTATTTATCATATCGAAAAGAGTTTTTACTTTTTCTTCCAAGCTTTTGACCCTTGCGGTAATTTCAGCACGAAAAGCAACCGCAATAGCGGCAACAGCTATCAAACCAGAAAGTATAGGCCAAACCTCCATAAAGTCATTCATCGCTAAGACCTCTGTTTAAGTAACTCACGCTCCATAGCCGATTGTATTCTAGCCGCAGTTTGAGACTCCTGTGATTGAAGCCTTTGCTGGAACTGAGATTTTCTGGCTTGAAGGGCTTGAGCATCCAAATTAAGTTTCTGAGAGTCCAACTGAGCGTCATTCTGTTCAGCTTGGGCTTTAATCTGCAACTCAGCTTCTTTAAGTTTTACCAGTGGGTCCGGTTGTCCTGCTCCGGATAATTGCCCTGAAACTTGTTTAACTTGTTGCATACCCTCTGCGACAAACTGCGCTACTAATTGTTCCATTTGCAGCATTTCGTCTTCGGGGGAAAGCTGCGCCGACGGTTGTTGTGAAAGAGTAGCCATCGCTTGTTCTTGCGCCGCAATCTTTACATGTTCCATCACATGTTTCTGTAAAGACATAGCAACCGGCGGCAAAGAGCCTACCATTGGGCTAGATCCAAAAACTAAGTGTGCCGTAATGTGCGCTTGATGGTTCTGTCCATCAAAGGCTTTTAGAGGCAACATGTCTAAAGAATCAATGTTTTCTTGTGCGGGGTCTATAGGTCTTGGTTCTTCTTCCGGTACAGACTTCATAATTCGATCCGTATCGGTAACGCCTAGCGCTTCATACATGTCACGGTAAACCTCGTGCATGTTGTGTAATTCCGGTGCAGCACCCGCCAATTGTAGTTTTGTTTGCGCTAGTACGATACGTTGCGCCTGACTGAATACGTTAGGGTTACTTACCGGAATCACGTCCACTCTATCATCAAAATCCGAACGCATCACGCTTGCATCTGCGCCTTCAACAGAGTATGGATATTCTTGAGGTAAACTCTCGCTCATCACACGAGACAAAATCTTAAACTCCTGCCTCATACCATAATGCAAACGTTTATGCACTGCGCTCATCACACGAGAGCCTTGCTCTAACATCGCAATCGTAGTTCCTACCGCAGCATTTTGATTGCCGTCACCTATCTTCATATCGGTAATAGTGGCAAATCTCTGACCCGCTTGAACAACAAAACCTAAAAGTTGAAACAACGTTTGATCAGGACCCTTAAACGGTAAAGGCATAAGGGAGTCACGGATGGCACCGCCCGGAGCGTCCACATCTCTAAATTCACCGGGCTGAAGTGGATTATCATCGTCTCTGATACGAAGTCCTCTGGCTTTGAAACCAGCCGGAAGATTGGACAAAGTACCCGCATCGATTAATTGCCTCAACGCAGCAGTAGCCGTCCGTGACAAACCGCCAATGGTATGTATCAAGCCTAGTCCATAGAAACCAAAGCCGGGTAAAAACTTAAAATGAGTGAAGTATTGAATCTTTTTCTTTAACTCATCCTCTTCCGAATAGTTTCTTCTAATAGATAAAACTTGACCATTGTCCTCAGAGATCGTAACAATGTAAGGAATCTTAATACCCGTAGGTTCCTCATCATCACCCAGTTCCTCATAACCCTCTAGATCTAAATCTACGTGGCACTCAAGCAACGTACAATCATAATCAATCTGCGAAGGCTCAACGCCCTCGATTTTATTTAATTCTTCCGTCACGCCGCTAATATCGGACTGACCTGGAATAACATCAATATCCCGATAAAAACCAGCGATCTGTTTTTTTCTCAAGTCATTAAGACTCATTCTAAAAACTTGCGTAATGTTTGGACACGTATCCAAATCAGCCGTCTCATACGGAACAACTAGGTTCTCCGCTGGGACAAACTTAGATACCGCACGACCCATCGTTTCATCATAGTAAGTCTTCTTGAAGGTCGAACCCGCCAATGGCAAATAGAACAACATCTGGTCCATGTCAGGCGTGTAATCTTCCATCACATTAGTGACGTAGTAATTCATAAAGCTCTTTACACGACGCGCTTGACTAACTTTCTCCCGCGTCTCTTTGCCCATCACCACTGTTCGAACAGGACCACCCGCTGGTAGCAATTCGTTAAACGCTTGCGCCTGAAATTGTGTCGCAGCTTCTGCTAGTAAAGGATGAGTCACGGACGACGCGCCTTGGAACGGTTGCGTTCGCTCCTCGTAATTAAACCCAAGAAGCTCTAGACCGTTGGCATACGCCTCTTCCCACTCTTGACGACTCGCTTTGTTCGCATCAAACTCTCCCAATAACTCGCTGGCAATGCGTTGTAATTCTCGGTCTGGAATATCCTCAGCAAGATTATCGTAAAAATCACCACCGCCTTCACGCTCATCCATCGGCTCAAAATCAATTGTGACCCCGCCATCCTCTTGTTGCTCAATTTCTATTTCCCCCACATCCTCCGCTTCAATCATCGCTTGGACCGTGTTCCGTGAGCCGGGGATCTCTAGCTCTAGTTCAGCATCCAAATCCGCTTCATCAAGTTGCGAAGGAATCGCATTTTCCATGAAGGTTCCAAAACCTTTTGTAGCTTCTGCCATTTTTTATCCTTTAGACTTTTCTTGTTGCTCGTGTCTTACCTCTAACCGCGCAACCGTCAATACTTTTACGAGCCGATTTCCGCGATGCACTGACCGCGCCACCCGATTCCATTTTTTTAACTGCACCACCTTTAGACATAGTAATTTGAGAAGGAACATCTACGGTTGGTAATGAATACTTAGGTTTTGAAGTTGAAGTTTTTTTTCCTCCTGTCGAGCTAGGCGTGGCGGCCAAAGCTGCGGCTGCGGCTGCGGCGGCGGATTTTGTGATATTCTTTTTGGAGTTGTTTAAAGCATTATTTTTATCCATCTTTAGAAGTTTTTGATACGCCTCTCCTGCTTTTTTGCCGGCCTTATCTATACCCTTTCTCACGCCTACTTGTTGAAGTTGTCTAGGCGTTTTTGTTTGAGCAACAACTTTTGTTGCTTCACTTCTAGTCAAACCTTTTTTCATCATTTGTCTTACTAAAGCTGCTGCAGCAACTTTGGCTAAGTAAAGAGGTAGGGCCATTAGATTATCCTTATTATATGGAGCAAAGTGTACAAGGGTATTCGCGCAATCGTACTATATTAGTAATATACCCGTACTCTAGCAGAAGTTTCATCATTTTCCCAACTATCAGTCGGTAATTGAACAAAATTTCCTTGACGATACCGCATTAATGCCTGTGTCATACTATCGACCAAGTCGTCATATTCGCCATTTGGAAAGGCCGCGACCTCTTCAATCAACTCGTCCGCGAATACTTCGTCGGGGACCCAGACCATTCCAGCCTCAAATAACGGAGAAACACTATGCACCCGCGACACTTTGTCGTTACCTTTACTCGGTGTAAAGTTTACAACAGGTATACCCATGTTCCGTAGCTCGTGTGTCAAGGGCAAACCACTCGCCTTCGCCTCAACAATGACGGTGTCGGGGTCCCAGAACTTATAATTCTCCAAAGCCACCTCTTTTAGCTCCGGAAAATCCCATCGACCCTTCTTGCTGTCCAAAAGTATGAGTCCCGGCTGCCCCGTTTCGTTAGGATAAAACACACCCCACGTCGTAATAGCCGAAAAATCCGACGTTTCCCGCTTGGTAAACGCCGTATCGTAACTTTGAATGACCTATTGTAGGCTAGGAACCGTGGGTTTTTCCCATTTTTTCCACCATTCGCGTGGAATAATCGCGTTTTCCTCACCCGTCGG